ACACTTGCTGCTTTCATATGGGCTTTAATGTATTTTTGCTTCATAGAAGTAAGCACTCACTCGCATACAAGGGCACGACGAAAAAATCGTTCCGAGTATTTTTCAAATTAGGTGAACAAAATCAACGGCACATACTCAGCGTTCATGTTGTTCGCGTAAACAAAGAATGGAAAAAATCTTTCACCAAGAAAGCCTGGATAACGCCATGGATTGCCCTGTGGATTCCACCAGCCAACTTCTTTGTTATTTTGCATCAGATACTCATGTGAGGGGTATGTGTTGTCTGTATTCTGCCAAACATACTCCATGATTTGAAAGTATTCGCTTGCATACTTCTTGAAATACTCCTTACGCATGATGTATGTTGTCTCATAGTTGACAACATTACCTTGAAACCAGTTGATGTGTTTACGATACTCTGGTACCAACTCTTGAATACCTTGTATGAATAAATCCCAATACTCTCTAGGCTCTGATGCAAGGTATTGTCTCTCAACTGACCATGGTATAACAGATCGTGTATTTGTAATTATATCACGTTTCTGTAAAATTTCAAGTGCTTTTTCTTTTTGAATGTCAGAAGAAAGGTGATAGATTGCCTGAGGATCAGTTGGATAAACAATCTTAGCCGTATCTTCATCTTCGTTATTGTCAATCAAAAGGTAACGGCGATATGTAGTGCAGCCAATATAATCTGCTTCACAGTGTTTGAGTAGCCAATACTCGGATGCCTGTTGACCCATTGCTTTGAGAAAATCTTTTTCTGAAATATCAGGATAATACTTTTGATATTTTTGAATACGATCTTCTTCTAGTGAAGTGTTGATTGAATTATCTCTTAATAGAGTTTGTTCAAATTCAACATCACCTGCATGAGACACCTTCATCCATGATGATAGATGATTGAAAGGAAAATCACAATGAAAGTGACTTAATACTAAAATGTCACTCATCAGGTTTTTCTTCTTTTCTCTTCTTCTTGAATTCAATTACAGGTTCAAGAATAGCCGCAATAGAACGATCTTTATATTCTTTACGTTGCGACTTGTCCATGTTGATCAATGCGATCTTCAAAGACTTTGGCATTTTAAAGTTTGAGGTTCTTTTCATAATCTAAACGGTCAAAAATGGGGGACAAGCCCCCATTGGTTATGCTGCTTGCTTTTCTTCTTGAAGAAGTGTAGGTTCAAAGAACTTTAGTTCATTACCAATTTCAATACGTTTTGGTTTTTGATGTTCTGGAATAACATTGATAAGACCAACACGCAGAATACCATCTCTAAGTTCTGAACTATGCACTTCAATAGTGTCGGCAATGGTAATTGTTTTTGTGAAGTTACGTGCAGCAATACCTCTGTGTAGATATTGTGCTTGCCCCATCTCTTCTTCTTCTTTGATGCCCTTAATTACCAAAGTATTTTTTTCTCTGGTGATTTCAATATCGTCTTTGCCAAAACCTGCAACAGCAAGTTCAACAATATAACGACTATCATCTACTCTGATGATATTGTGATATGGGAAAGAATTTCCTGCATGTTGTGCTGGTGTAGCAGACAACAACTTCTCAATATCATCAAAGAAACGGTCAAAGCCAAGAGTTTGATGTAGCAATGGACTAATACGAGTAATAGTCATGGTTTTCTCCTTTTTAAGCAAGTTAAAATTTCGTGATCCCGAAGGCATCACGACTTACTTGGCAACCACAAACGCTGTGCGATTGACAAGATAAGTTCTTTGTGGATTATTTTGATTAAAGACTTGAATAAACTCGTTACTACCTTCTCTAATCACGTTATCATAATCCCGTGTATATACTTCTTCTTTAGTATACTTATTTATTAGTTTCACCACATTGTTTTTCACTTTGTTCATGATGATTCACCATTAGTCTTTTTTCTTTTTACCGATATTATATTTGGCAACCAATTCCCAATCATCTTTTTCTTTGAAAGAAATAATTTTAATCTGATGAATCGGTGCCATGTTGTTTTCAATTATATCATAGTTTACAACTTTGATCAAGCCCCACTCTTCAAGTAAATTGGCAATTGCATTACGTCTTTGTATATCATTTTCGGTAATTGTAGCTGGTTTACCATCCAGCGCAAATAATTCTTTAAAATGAACTATGTAATACTTACCTTGCTTGTGCAAAATATGGCAAGATTGATACAATACTCGTTCTTTTCTTGATGATACACCGATTCTTGTTAATGTTTCTCTTACTTTTAGAAAGTCATCTTCTTCAACAAGGATGACTTCAACAAACTTAGATAGATCCACCATGTCATTTTCCTAATCCACCCTTATGGGTTTTTTCTTTTATTTGTTGGATTTGTTCTTTGCTTAGAAGTCGTAAAGCATCTTTTGCTTTAGAGTCGGACAGCCCGAAGGCTACTTTGACGCATTCCAAATCATCATTTTTTTCCGACTTTGCCCACTTCGCAAAAGGTCTTTTCATAGACCTTACGGTATTTAGCAAAAAGTCATTTTGAAGTCTCTTATCTAGACCGTGACGGCGGTTCATCTCATTTGCAAACAGAACACAATCCTTGTGCTGAGACAAGGCACGATTGACCAAAAACGGTGCATATGCTTTTTCAGAGATTTCATCTATGATAAGTTGTTTCTTAGTTTGTAAAATTGCTGTAGCATAATCAAATGGACTACTCATGTCAAAAGCCTCACAAATCCTAAAGTGTCTATAGATGTAAGCAAAAGGTAGTTAGCAAACATGCCAAAAGATTTCCTGCTATAAGCAGCCCAGGAATAGATAACACAACCAGTAATCCACATAGGGTAAAGAACCAAGAGGGGAGGATTTGGTATGGTAAGTGCCATTGTAAGACTACACCCAATGCTAATAGCCCAAGCAAGAAGCTCGGCAACAAAGCGAACACGATTGCTATTCCAATCATCTTTTATCCAATCAAAAATACCAAAAAGCAAATTATTCATGTGTCTTCAAACTTACTTAAACGACCAACTGTATCTTTAACATTTCCTTTTATGAAAACTAAAACATTCTGATGGCATTTAGCAATTTTTCTACTGCTATTCATATAGTTAAATGATCTCATAGCAGCAGTAGCAGGCTCTTGAAGTAGAATTAAATCATTGTATAATAAGCATCCATTCTTTTCAAAAATATTCACCGTCTTACTCAAAAATTTTCTGTAGATGCCGCTTACATCTCTTGTATCGCCTATCACAATAGCACAAAATCTATTGTCTTTCAACTTACCTAGATGTTTCGTTAAAATTTTTTCGTAAGATTCTTCGAATTCATTCTCTGTCATATTAGACAAATCTTTTTCGTTTTGAGAATAAACTTCCAAATCATAATATGGTGGGCATGTAAAAAGAAAGTCAAAAGATTCTGCATCATAATCTAGTGCATCAGAATGAATCCATTTAGGTTGATGTGAATCACATATCGACTCTGATTGTTTAAAGTTTGATTCAACTTGTTCCTTACGTATATCAGTGCCCACATAGTTTCTTTTGATCATTGATGCTACAATACCTCTCACTGAACCTCCAGCAAAAGGATCAAATACAACATCATTTTCTTCAGTGAACCATCTATACATGATCTCACACAAAACTGGATCAAATACAGAAGTTGCTTTCTGTTTTTTCTGTAACAGTTTAGATAATGAAAGTAAATTATCTCCTCTACCAAGTTCAGATTCTATACTCAAACTAAGCCAATATTTCTTACGATCTTTCCAATATTTTTGTTTGATGTCTAAAACTGAGATTGGCGGAACAACAAAAATGTCTTTAAGTTTTCTATCAGCCATTATATTTTCTCCATTATAGGAGATAGATATTTTTTCTTTCTTTCTATTGAACCGTATATGACTTGAATATGTTGTATATCATCAAGAGTAAAAGATATGACTGAACGATTCGTGTTGATGTTTCTATCAGACCAAGAACTCTTACACTTACTTAAATCAACTAGAGCAACAAAAGCCTCAATGATTCTACCATTTTCATCAACTTTAAATTTCTTTAAAAGATGCACTGGAGTTTTTACGAAGCCATTACCTACCCAAGAATTCGAATCGGAAAAAGAGTTTTTGTCTTCTATGAGAATGTCTTCATACACATAGTCTGAACCATTAATCGTTTGCTCTTCATAGTTAGGTAAAATTTTCGACACCTGACGATACAAGGCGTTGTTTAATGGTCGTGCATAATTTTTGGCAATCTCAACCGTCACTTGATTCTCATTCTTCATTTCTTCTTTGAAGTCTCTACCCCAAGCCTTTTCTAGAGCAGGTATTCTGACATCATTAACTTCTTTTATAACTTCGGGCAATACCTTACGTATAGTCGAAATTAATTCGTTCATTTGAACTCCGCATTCGCCATGATTTCAGTCAGACAAGCAACAAGATTGATTTCAGCGTCAGCAACAAATGCTTGCTTGTATTGATAGTCAGCAAGAATGATAACAACCTGCGGTATACTCTGAGGCTTTATGATATCATATAACGAATCATAAAGTTTGCGGAAGAATGTCGTGTTATCAATTTCAGTTGTTGCTGCCCATTTACGGACGGATGTAAAGTCTTTTTCTTTCAGATGTTTGACAATCTGTGTGATAGAGATGTCACCAATCTGAGAGAGGATGCCTACATCAATCTTGCCGAGTTGAGAGTAGCGTTGCAATTCATTAATAACACGACGAAAATCTGGAAAATGTTTCTTGATAAGTTCTGCAATTACTTTCTTATCATAGTCAACTTTTTCCGAATCTAGAACATGTTCAATGCGTTTAAAGAATGAGGAAGCCATTTGCGCTTTCTCACCATTCTGTAAGCCAAAATCAACTACAGCACAACGACTGTGCAGTGGATCAATGATTCTGGTTTTGTAATTACAAGTGAAGATAAAAGAACAGTTCGATGCGAACTCTTCAATTGCATTACGCAGTGCTGGTTGTGTTGAGTTTGGATTTAGATAATCCGCTTCATCAATGATGATGACCTTACGACCACCAGACAATGACATTGATGATGCATAGTTCTTAATCTTGTTTCGAAAGATGTCGATACCAGATTCATCAGAACCATTGATTACCATGTAGTCGCAACCGATTTCGTTGCACATGGCTTTGGCGATTGTTGTCTTGCCCACTCCTGCCCCACCAGACAGTAGCAGATTTGGAATCTGTTTCTGATTCACATATTCTTGAAAGACTGTTTTCAATCTTTCTGGTAGAATACAATCTGATACCGTTTGAGGGCGATACTTTTCTGTCCACAGAAGATGTTCCATGGTTACCTTTCACAAAAATCATAATGTAATATTATATCAGTCAGCGTTCAATCTTGCAACAACTTCCAAGTAATTTTCTTTTACTTGCCAACTAACGCCATCAACACCCTGTAGAATAGTTCTAGGACTAATTTCTTTATTAGGGCTATTCAATTCAAACACAGAGACAACCGCATCTCTATTGATGGCTACGGATTGACCATCAAATGTTGGTTCCGCATTTGTGAAGTAGATAAACTTATTCATGATCAAGCCTTTTCAAACTTTGAACCAGTTTCAGTTGCAATCCAGTATTGCAAATTGACGGCATTGTTTTTGAAATTTGAAACGCCCTTTGATGAAATCTTTACATCGTATGAACCAGAAATCATTTTGATGTTTTCGATTTTGAAGATCATTTTGTATTTGTCGCCGTTGCCCTGACCAATTTCAAGTGCGTCAGTGTGTGCTGCGTCATTTGACATATCAAGTGCAATCGCATAAATCTTTTGACCATCAGATTCAATTGCAACATGAGTTGAAGAAAGAACACTAGTTGCCTTCATAATCCAATCAAAGTCTTCTTGCTTCAGTTCAAAACTAACTTCAGGATCAGGCATTGTAACTGGCTTATCTGGTGCAGCAACAATCAAATTTGATGGACAAAAACGATATTTGATTTTACTACGACCCTGTAGACCAGAGATAAGAACATTGCTGTTATCAAACTCAATCACAGGATCATCTTTGTGAAGAGTCAACACAGACAGAAAGTTGTTAAGATCATATACACCAAACTCAGTTGGAATTTCTTCCGAGATTGATGCTTCAGCCATGACATTCTTTTGTGCAGAAACGGTGCGAAGTGTCTTACCTTTCTTGAAAAGAATACCTTGATTGATTGTTGCAAAGTTTTTAAGGATGTTAAGTGTATCACCAGAGAGTTTCATAATTTATTTCCTTGTCATATCATGATTATGTAAGGCCATTATAGCATAGTGAACAACTTTCATCAAGTCATCACGATTATAGCCGTTCTTTTTGCCGTAACGCTGTGCATACTTCATAATGTTTCCAATACAGAATCCTTCACCGTGCCCACTATCCATGATGAATTCTGATGCTTGAAATTTGTTTTGAGAGTAGTGTTGACCGTATGTCTTATCAACGTATTCTTTCAACTCTTTAAGAATACGGTCTTCACTATATTTGTATTCAATCACAAACGGCCTGTATACTGAGCAACAGCGGGCATATTACCAGTAAATGCGTATGTGCCAATGTGCTGAGTCTTCATCCATGGGCAAAGCCAAACATCACCACCAATCTTGCGCCACATCTGACAGAACATATAGTCTTCTGATAGATAACGATCAGAACCACCACCTGTATAACTATCAACAGTGTCAATCACTGTATCAAAGTATGCATGAATGTATCGTGAACCATCAAAGTGTGCTTGACCAACATGATCTGGTTTGTAACGAATTTGTGGAAACGCTTCGGCCATTTTATCAAACACATGACGTTTAATCATCATATGACCTGTGCCAATTTCCATTACTTGAAGAGGCTCTGATACTTGAAATTGTTGTGTGCCTTTTACGACATTGAACACATATTCACCAACAAGATTTTCAAGTTCACGTGGATTTAAATCTGGATTGCGCCTTGCTGTTTCAGCAATGTTATTCCAGTTGATTGATTTTTTAGGATAAGGACCGCCAATTACATCCTTATCAAGTGCCATCAATGCAACGATATCATTCGGATCAAAATGAATATCAGAATCGATGAACATTAAGTGTGTATAGTCTGTGCGTAGAAATTCATCTACAAGATAATTTCTTGCTCTTGTGATGAGTGATTCGTTGAAGAGAAATGAGAACTTGACTTCAATGCCATATTTGATCATTACGGTTTGTAGATCAAGACATGATTTCATGTAGAGTCCGTGATTCATACCACCATACATTGGTGTAGCCACGAACAATTTATTTTTTCTTAGTTCTTCAAGATTGACTTGTATCTGCATAATTTACCCATGAAAAAAAGTGAGAACACATATTATATATATGCTCTCACTTAACCTTTTTAGCCTTTCTTAGGCAAATGCTTGACCACCCAGAACCGCATGTGCCATTGCGACCATTTCTCTTGTTGGTTTACCAAGACGGTAATAGGTAATTGTTCGACCGTCATTGAGAGTTTTCTTGTTGGTATAAATGCAATGTCCTTCTGCGCGAAGTTCTTCAATTCGTGCGCCAACATTAGCAATACCGAAACGCGATTTTGCCTGTGCAACGGTCAATGTATTGTAAGGACCTTCTTTAGAAAGGTATTTTAGAATTTTATCTTTAGCAGACATTCAAATTACTCCATTAAAATAGTCGCACAAAAAAAGGATTTTGTAGAGGCGACTTTTCTCTACATGCTTAACATTATATAAAAAAAAGAGGGAGTGTGTCAACACTCCCTCAGGCAAAAGTGAAAGATAACCTTAGAACGGAATTTCTTCCGTATTTTTGGCAGATTCAGCAGGCGTTTCTTCTGCGGCCGCATTAACATCAATACCAGCATCAATCTTAGTATACAGATCAAAGAAGGTTGCCTTAGTATCAGCATCAAAACGATTCAAGCAATAATCAATCGCTTTTTTCTTATCACCGTAGATACCGAAAGTTTTGACAATGTGAACCAGACGGCGGGTAGAGATAACTTCATCACAACCACCATCAGCAAACGTATTACGAATTACATTTGCCCACGACACTAGATTTTTGGCAAACACTTCATCAGAACGGCCGACAAAATCAAGTTCTTTGTTGATGATTTTCTCTTCAACTTTTACTGGTGGCCATTCCTGTTCCATTGTATTAGGAAAACGCTCAAGGAAGGCTTCATTCAACACATTGGTAAACATATAACGACCATCTTCAGAGCCTTTACCTTTTGTATTTGCAGTAGCAAACACGGTAAAACCAGGTGCAGGTGAAACCAGTTCATTCTTTTTCTTTAGCAAGAAAGGTTTACCCTCAAGCACCCGTTGTAAGCACGACAGATTTTGTGCGCCATAATCAATCTCATCAATACAGAGAACAGCACCTTGGCGGGCGGCAACGGTAACTGGACCGTCACGCCATTCCATTTGACCGTTGATTAGAACATAGTTACCAAGCAAATCGCCCTCATCAGTATCAGGTGTCATTGATACGCAAACAAATTTACGTTTTGCTTTGGCACAAGCCTGTTCGATTGACATTGTTTTACCATTACCAGATTGACCAGTGATGAACACAGGGAAGAATTGATTTGATTTAACAATTGACAATACATCTTCAAAGTTACCAAAAGGAACATAGTTGCTATATTGAGAAGGAATTAAATTCTCAATTTCAAGGTCTGTTGTCACATTTGCAATGCGATTACCTTGCACTGGTTCGGGCTTACTCATAGGTATAACCTGTGCCACCATACTGATAGCAGGAGCAGCACCAGAGGCGCCAGGAACACGATACACACCACGCTTGACCTTATTAGACTCATCATTGGTGAACCAGTAGGGAATCGCAAGACCAGCATCAGCGGCAATGTCTTTCACTTCTGACAATGTTACTTCAGATTTACCAGTTGCAATAATAGCATCAAGAAACGCTTGGCGTTTGTCAGCACGACTTGTCATAATATAAATTCTCCATCACATTAGGAACTACCATTATAAAGACATACCGCCACTTTGTCAAGCAGCGGTATGTTATCAAACTGCTATCATACCGATGAACCGTGAAACCAGAACCCGATTGACTTGACGATTCTTGGTAAACTTAGAAAACGCCTTAGTCAAAGTGGCTGTGGTAACTTTTGATGGTGCTTCAAAATCTTCATCATCCATATCAAGTTCATTACCACCAGGCAGAAGAAAGAATGATTCATAGCCAGCATTCTTTGATTCTAGAAACTTTTCTTTACGTAGAACCTTGATATACTTTGAATACGCCTCTTTCAATTGATAGTAATTTGCTCGTTCATCTTTGCGTAGTTCATTGAGTTCAGTATTGAACAAACGGCGGCGCACTGCACCTTTCATTGCCGAGTTTGTTGCAAGATAGAAGCCAATGATTTTTACACCAGTTGTTTTTGTCAACCAGTTAGCAATTGCAATTCGAACACCATCTTCTTTTTTTGAAACTCCTTGCTGAATTTTGTTTTTCTTATCGCACAGAAAAACATTTTGATAGTCTGCATTAAAGAAGGATCGGTTGTATGATGCACCTATTGCGTTAAACGAATGAATTTCATCAGCATCACCGTCATGTACCACACACAGATTCACAATATCAAGATTGTTGACTGTCTTGAATTCGTTGATCAATGGTTGACAAGCAATCAATGCCTCAGTCATTGGTGTATTCGACAATGAATCTGAAGGTGGACGAAAGAAGTTACTACGACTACCGTAACGGCACGACCATGCATCCATGAGACACAGAATATTTTTTACCGCTTTTGAAAATTCTGAGTTACTCATTTTGGAATTAATCATCTCACGCAGATACACCGACGATAGCCACATTTCACGTTCATTTTCACTAAAGCAACCGTAAGTGTGTGTAGGGTCTACAACGATTTCTTCAGGAAAATCTTTGTCACGAATGTGATCCGCATTACCAAAACCATACGCAGAAAACGGGATGTTTACTTTACGGCAAAACATAGCCAGAATAAGAACCTGTTCATATGATGCAGTCAAGTTATCAGACATTGAACCAGACTTATCCAACAACAGAATCAAGCCGTGCGATTTGCCCTTAGGTACACGCATTACTTTTTTGAAGATGTTATCATCAATTTGATATTTGAAAATACGGCTTACATCAATATCACCAGTTGATGATACTTTGGCTTTTGAAAACTTATCAGCCGCCTTACGCATTTCAAACTCTTTTGCCAACAATGAAATGAATCGTTCATTCTTGCGACGAAAATCATTATACAAATTATTAGCAATCTGTTCGTAACTTGCTGTTTGATCAGAGAATTCTTTGGTAAGAATTTCTTGAACCCGTTTTGCAGGCGTAACAATCTTTTTCAGATTAGGTTTTGGGATATCAATGTAGACATACTCACGTGCATGTTTAGCAATGAGTTTGCTTTCGTTCTGACGGAAGTTTTCATCAGTCTCACAACGTGGTTCAGGAGTTTGATCCTCGTTTACACTTTGTGATTCTTTGAAACGATCAATGTCATTCTTTGCTTCACCTTCATCATCACCATCTTCATCAGATTTTTCATTTGAGTTTGATGCCGATTCTTTTTCTTGATCGCCTTCATCACCTTTTTGTGTAGACTTGGCTGGTTCATTGCCTTCACCATCAGTTTCGGAATCACCTTCATTTGAACCAGATTCGGTTTCATAATCGTCATCACCATCATCATCACCGAAATTATCTTCAGGTGTGTTAGTTTGCGACTGTTCTTCTTTTGAATATTCCCAAATTTCATCGGTCAATTTCAAAGCATCTTCAAAAGACTCACAAGCCTGAACGCGGTCAACAAAGTCCTGTTCTTTTGCATTGAATGCAACAGGCAAAGAGTAACTTGATTTGGTGTGAATATTCAAACGATCAATGAACGGTAGTGTGTTGATGTTACGACCACCCAGACCAAAAAAGTCTTTAGTCATTAGTTCATTGAACCCATTGACAAAAGATTTACGCAGACCAGGATAGCGGCGCTTTTGTCGTTTTTCAATACGTGCATCTTCAACTACATTCAAAAAGCCTTTGTAGTTTGCACCACGGTCGTGAACTGCACCGTGCCAGCCATCGGCAGGAGTATCAATTGCGTGACCAACTTCATGACCCATTAGCAAGTCATAAAGATCACCAGACATTTGTTCCCAAATAGGGCAAGTGAGAACACGGTTTTTAGGATCAAACGAAGCCGTTGGTACTTTGGCATGTTGAACTGTAAGATTCTCGGTCGCCATGAGTTTGGCAAGACCGGACTTTTGAATTTGAATGTTGTTCATTAGATAACCTCAATCATCATTGAACAACCATTATATAGGGCTTGACAGGCTTTGTCAAGTGTTGCAAAATTGACATCTTTTTCTCCAATCAATCAATGTCACCATTATAGGTGACATGTTGGAGATTGTCAAGTTGTTTTTTTGCTAACGACCGACCTGCTGTAGGTACCTAGCCTTGGTCTCTTCCCACGATAGTTCAATTAAGTCATCATAAAACAGTGTCTCATATGATACATTGTTTTTCTTCATCAATTGTTTGATGCGACCTTTGGCATGTTTGTCTCTCCAGATACCGACCAATGAATCATAGTCGGTAGGAAATGCTTTGACCAATTCACTTTCTTTGATTCTGTCACAAAGAAAATCATTTGTGTTTGTATATAGTGGACTGAAGTAAATGCCTCTTGCATGTTCAGAACGAATAAGTTCTTTAGGTACATTCAGTTGTGAGTATGTAAAGTTCAATGAACGATTCTTGTGATCACGTTTATGTGGTTGACCACTTGGTTTTACAGCCTCATACCATTCAAAATATTTTCTTGTGTGATTCTTCTTGAGCCATTCACGAATTTCATAGCGTGTATCTTTTTCAGGTTCAAATGAAACAGAACCAGAAGTAAAACCCATTGGTTGCCAATGATCAAGATTATCATACTGTGACAGACCACCCGCTTTAGTTTTGCCATAAAGTGATGTTGTGGTCACACCAACAAGCACATCACCATATGCTTTCTTCCAAATTCTTTGCACCTCATCAGACAAACATAACAGTGCTAATAGTTTCCCACCAACATAATTGAATCCCAATGGCTGAAAAGGCACAATCGTAGAACCAATAGCAGTATGATTAATCATTGCGCCTTGTGTCTTGCGTTCACGTGACCAACCAATAAAATTATCACGTGGTGTCAAATCAAGAAAGTCTGATGAAATGCAGATAACACCAAGATACTTACCAGTTATCTCATCTTTAACAATAAAGTTCAAATTACGACCAATATTTGAGTTATTCTTCATCGTAGAGATGAAGGTTCGAATAGTGTTCCAAGTTTCTGGTAGTTTTTTATTTCTTTTCTTTTCAATTGTAACTTGAGAGCCATCAATACCAGTTTTTGTGATTTCACCAGAATCATCGGTGTATTCAAGCACAGGCTTGAGATTCAAATAAT